GGCAATGAACTAGCAAGTCGTATCCCAGACAGTGTGTTCGTATCAGGAAGTACAAAAGGTGCAGACAGAAAAACAGAATATGACGAGGTATCAACTGCTACAGGCAAGGTCATCATCGCCACTTATGGAGTTGCAGCGGTGGGTATCAATATTCCTCGTATCTTTAATCTTGTGCTTGTTGAGCCCGGTAAAAGTTTTGTTCGCGTTATTCAAAGTATTGGGCGCGGCATTCGTAAAGCGGAAGACAAAGATTTCGTACAAATCTGGGACATAACCAGTACAGCAAAGTACGCTAAAAGACATCTAACAAAACGTAAAGCATTTTATAAAGAAGCAAACTACCCATTTACGGTAGAGAAAGCAGATTGGAATTAGTATGAGTGATCACGAAACAGAGGACATGCCCAAGTTTGGACAAACCATGTATAATTTAGGCATGGCATATTTTTGCGAAGGTTTTGATAATAAAACTACTTCACCGCTTGTTAAGTGGATTATTGAAATGAATTTATTACCGAAACGTCAACGTCCAAAAGAACTTACTCTTATTATTAATAGTCCTGGCGGTAGTGTACATGCAGCATTTGCCCTAATTGATACAATGAAAGGCAGTGATATTCCTATTAAAACTGTTGGTCTGGGACTAATTGCAAGTTGCGGCGTGCTGACATTTATGGCAGGAAAAAAAGGACGTAGATTAATTACACCAAATACAAGTATTCTTAGTCATCAATACAGTTGGGGATCACGTGGTAAAGAACATGAACTGTTTGCTACAATGCGCGAGTTTGAACTTAGCAGTGAGCGTATGATTGAACACTATAAAAAATGCACTGGGCTTACAGAGAAAAAGATTAGAGAAGTTTTGTTACCGCCGGAAGACAAGTGGCTTAGTGCCGAAGAAGCAGTGAAATATGGCATTGCTGATAAAATTGTTGAGGTATACTAATGAGAATACTTACATTGGAAAATCAAGCATATGAAATGAATGATATACCTGACGAGGTAGAAGATCTTCGTTTTGCAATATTAGATAACAGTAATCCTCAAGATCCCGATTATTTTTTTATTCCTTTAATCTTTTTAGAAAGTTTTAACAGTCCTGCAGTGGTATTAGATATTGGTAGTAAAAAGATACGCATGCCTGTGGATTGGAAAATACTCATCGGTGACAGGGATGTAGGTGACCTAGAAATGCTTAACTTTAGCAGTCTCAATGACAGAGGATTTGATGCATTTGTTTTTAATCCATTAGGTGACTTTAGACATGAATACTTACCTTTAAACATAGTAGACATTTACAGTGATGTTAAATGGTTTTTTCCTAAACTTAAACAGGGACAAATCCTTGCCATTCCGATTGAAACAGGTGTAGAAAATCCTCGTTGTGTATACTGCGCAAAAGAGATTAACAAACAAAACGAGATTGTAAGCATTGACAAAGCATGGTAACGGCCCATGGCGACGAGCCAACCATATATTATTGTTCACTAAACCTGGCAGGATATTTCGTGTTGACTATAGAATGTTTCAGTTTAGTCACAAGTTAGATTTTCATACTGCAGTAAAACACGGAACTAAGGCTAGTAATTTACTAGATCGTGTAAAACGTTATTTAGAACATCGCACAGACACAGATCATAGAATAGAAAGCGTGGACGATACAATAGTGCTAGAGTTTAAAACACTTGACGATGCTCGCATGTTTATGTTATCATTTAGTGATGTAATAGATACACATGGAGTTAAGTTTGACTGATAAGTTGCCACTAAACACAGTGCTTGCCGCAATAGATCGCAAAGACTATGCGTTCTATGATGGACTTAAACCAGAGCACCAAAAGCAACTAGCACCATTCCTACTTAATCGTTATGTTAGTCTAGTAAAAGGTAGTAGTGAACTACAAGCATACTACTTGATGGCTGGCAATCAGCGTGTAAACTGTACATACTTTGAACTAGCAAAACATCCTAAACTTGTATGGCAACTATTATGCACAGTAAGTCCTGGCATGGGAACACAGTTCCATCAGTGGGTCGGACATAAAAAGAAAGACAAGAACAATTCAAGCAAGCGTCGCAAAGATGTAGAGCGTCTACATCCACTTGCAAAAAGTGATGAGTTGGACATGCTTGCAACTATGTATACAGATAAAGATCTTAAAGAAATAGCAAAGTTGTACGGTGATGTACCATGACCAGGTACAGTATGAACGGTTGTGAATATTGTGATATTAGAGATGCAATCGGAGAAGAATGGCCCGAATACGAGGAGTTTTTAGAACTTAAAAATTTACCAAAGCATATAGAACCGTATATACTAAAAGATCCTAAGTTTCATTCAAGTTTAAAAGATCTATTAAAATTTAAGTTTAGAAATGTAGAACTAATTACACAATGTTACAGCCAGTCTTGGCAAGACTTTTTTGTATTAACTGCACTCGATGGAAAAAAACAAGGCACATGGTTGGAATTAGGCGCTGGTTGTCCTGACGCACAAACAAATACATATCTATTGGAAACTGTTTTTAATTGGTCAGGTATTAGCATAGATATTCAAAGTTTTCCTTACAGTGATTATAGTAGTATTAGGCCCAAAGCAGAATACATTATATCAGATGCTACTAAAATAGATTATACAAAGTTGTTAAAAGATATGCCTGCTACAATAGATTATTTACAAGTTGATATAGATCAAGAATGGTTGCCTGCATTTATAAAATCACAAGAGTTTAGTGTGATTACACACGAGACTGATGTTTTCACTGGTAACAATGCTGAACCTAGTAGACAATTTTATCAAGATCACGGATACTTGTTACTAGTAAAAAATGTTGCCGTAAGAGATAGTGATACAGATTGTTGGCAACCGTTTGAAGACTGGTATGTTAATCCCCGTACGGTTAGTCCTCAAATAATACAATGTCTAAAAGACACAAGCGATGAAATTAAACCTCCGCACACGGTTTTTGTAAAATGAATGATTTTACAAGCGTCATAAAAGATGCTATAATTAATTATAGTATGGAAACCAAAGACTACATATGTCAATACTGTGGCAAAGGCTATCGCAAGGAAAGTACCCTTGTGGCGCATCTGTGCGAGCCAAAGCGCAGAGCACAACAAGAGAATGAAGCAGGCGTTAAACTAGGCATGACTGCATACTTGCGTTTCTATGAACTTACACAAGGCAGTGCGAAGTTTAAGACATACAAAGATTTTAGTGAAAGCGCATACTATAATGCATTTGTAAAGTTTGGTAGACACATGGTTAATATCCGTGCAATTAACACTGCAAAGTTTATTGACTGGGTAATCAAAAGCAACAAGAAACTAGACTACTGGTGCAAGGATGCAGTGTATCAGGAATATTTAATGGAGCATTTACGCAAAGAAGCAACGCAGGATGCACTAGAGCGCAGTATTAAAACCATGGAAACTTGGGCAGAAGAAAAAGACAGTGTGTTTAACCATTACTTTAACTATGTAAATGGCAACGTGCTAGTGCGTGATATAACTACAGGACGTATTAGTGCATGGATTGTGTTTAACTGTAACAGTGGACAAGCGGCACTGGACAAACTAAGCACAGAACAAATAGAAATGATCTTCCCATATATTGATCCAGACTTTTGGAAGCGTAAGTTTGTTGACTACTTTGCAGACACAGAATGGGTAAAGCATATATTGAAAGAGGCAGGACTATAATGTACGACATGCCAGATGTAGACATTGACTTTGCTGATCGCACACAGTTGACAAAACATGTGAAAGGTGTTGGTGCTAGACTTGAAAACGGAAACAAGCACAACACAGGTGTATACTTCAATAGTATTCCGCAAGCACATGATGGACTTGCCACACTGGATCACAAACGTGCAGAAGAACTGGGATACTTCAAACTAGACTTGCTAAACGTAGGTGTATACACACATGTTAGAAATGAACTGCACCTAGTGGAACTTATGCGCGATCCAAACTGGAGTAAACTGCATGACAGAGAGTTTTTTGAACAACTAATACATGTAGGCAAACACTTTGAAACAATGGCAAAGATGCCGGAAGATATTACAAGCATACCTCGCATGGCAATGTTTCTTGCAGTCATACGCCCTGCTAAACGTCATCTAATAGGGCAAACATGGGCGGAAGTAGCAAACACAGTGTGGGATAAAGCAGGACTGGATAGTTATAGTTTTAAGAAAAGTCACAGTGTAGCCTACGCACAACTAGTAGCAGTACACATGAATATATTGGAGGAAACAAATGGCTAACGATACAAAACGCATGCAAGATATACAAGATCAATTGGTAGCACATATTCAAACACAGTTAAACACAGACGAGGATTTTATGTATGTGGCCACTATGTTACTAAAGCACAGTTTAGTATTGTATAAAACATTTTTGGATGATGACCAAATACAAATGATGCTTGCTCATGTAGCAGAAACTTTATCAGATGATATAGACGTCAAAGATTATACAAATATAACTAATCACGGCGGCACCACACGTCACTAGGCATACATATTAGGAATTAAATGAAATCCTACCGGCCATTGTATTACTGTCATTGTAATGATCCAATATGTAGCAGTGTGCAAGGATTGATCAAGTACATTAGTCCACCACCAAATTTTAGTTTGTGGTTTAGCATTTAAAAAATTATTTAGATGATGTTTAGTATAATCTATCTGCCAGTGTATAAAGTAGTCTACTAATCCTATTAGGAGTGCTAGGTCTACTGGCAGTAACAGACAACAAACTAAAAATGTTGCTGCACCGTGTTGTAAATAATGATAGTGTGCTAATAAACTAAAATATCTATGTTTATTGCTAGGTCCTATATACTGTTGTAATCCTAGATCAACGACAAAGTGTTTGACCATTAATAAACCAAATAATTCCATTACTTGGTTACTTTTTTTACTAGTTGAATATTACGTCTTTTGCTGCGTTTTTTTGCTAGATCAGCAATACTTACACTAGGTCCTTTTACCACTTCTGTGTCGCGAATGTTAAATGTAATTAAAATACCTGCGAAACGTGCAAAATCTTTTTTGAGAAATAAATTAATAGGAATCATTCTATTTGATTCCCACCACCAAACATCCCCTAATTCTAAAAACGTTGTTTTTAAATCATCTGGTATCTTGCTGTAATCGTACATACTAAGCACAGTATCATCTTGATTCTGTACTATTCCTATATATTCTTTACCGCCATATGTCACCAGACTTAGGAAAGGATATTTTGTAAATATTTCTTCTGCTAAAGGCGGCATTCAACTCTTTCGATAAATACAGTATGACTGTTATTACTGGATATTTATATGCACAAAGGCACACTGCAGTTGTAACTGATACTGGAGTTAATAATATTATGAGTATGTTTTACACACCCAACATCAAAGTATACCGCGGAATAGACAATTTTATCCGTATAGAATTTAAAAATCGTGATCAAAAACGTGTTGCAATGACTGATCATAGTGCAAACATTGTTATACTGGACAAAGAAAATGGTGTAGCATATTTTGAACGTGCGCTTACAGCAATTGATCCACGCAAAGGCGTATTTGAAGCAAGTATTACTGAAAGTGATTTGCTAAATTTAGATAGCAAGTTTTACAGTTACGCACTAAAAGTGACCGATGGTGAAAGTCGTACAAGTCCAGCATACGCAGACGATAACTATCATGCCAATGGAACACTTGAAGTATGTGAAGGTGTATATCCTACTTTTGTTGAAAGCACTACAGAATCATTTACTAGTGGTGATACAGGCAGTTCAATAACAATAAAACCATATGTAAATCGCAACACAGCACAACACACTGCACAGGTTTATTTTAGCAGTGCGTTCACAGGCACCCTGGAGATACAGGGCTCAATTAATCCAAGTAATAGTATTCAAAACGCTGATTTTACAACAATAGCAACAGAAACATATACTGCACAGAGTGATAACGCTTATGTAAACTTTACAGGCGTATACAGTGCAGTGCGTTTTAAGCGTACAACTACTTCAGGTACATTGAGTCAAGTATTATATAGACCGTGAAGTTAGTCGGATTTGGCTGTAGTTTTACCTATGGTAGTGAACTACAATCGCCAGAAATCGATCTAGGTGATCACTGGGCAAACACACGTTACAGAGAAAGCCATTGTTGGCTAGGATTACTTGCTAAAAGAATAGGTTGCGAGTTTGACAATCGTGCTGAACCTGCAAACAGCAATATGGCAATAGCGCAACAAATTGCAGATTACTTTATAAATTTACGAGATCCTAGTGAATCTATTGTAATTTGTATAGGCTGGAGCGAACATACACGAATGAGCTGGTACAGTGATCATTGGACACACAATGGCTTTGCTGGAGAACAGGATGGATGGTTTGCAAGTGCAAAAGAATGGGTAACATTCAGTACTAAACAGAGTCATGAAATGTTCACACAAAATGCAAAACTAATTGCAAACAGTATTTGTAAAGCACATGATGTTCCTATACTGCAGTTCAATGCACTGGGTAAACACCGCACTACACAGTATGATAATTATTTTATTGATGGTGCAAGTATGGACAGTACACTTAAAAGTGCAGAACAAGAAGATTCGCGTTTAGATTTATTTGCAAGCGGAGGACATCCAAACCAAGCCGGGCACGAATATTTCACAAAACGGTTGTATCTTTTTGCAAAAGAGCGTATAATAAGTTTATGATATTAATTGGATTTGGATGTAGTATTACTAAAGGAGATGGCGTTGATCCAAAGGATAATTTTTTGTCCTTGCTTGGACAAGCCTTTGATTTTGAAATTTTAAATCTTGCAGCAAGTGGTAATAGTAATTATGGCATTGGTCAACAGTTTGCAAACTTTATATGCTACGAAAGACATCGGTATCAAGACGTTGCAATTGTAGTTGCATGGACTGCAGTAGGCAGAATGAGTTGGTGGGACGAAGATACTTTTCATTGGGTACACAGTAAACACATTGAACAAGGAATAGAACGTAACAAGTTTCAAAACAGTTTTAAAGAATGGGTGCTTCATAGTCAAGGTGATGAAGCAAGTGGCAATCAAGCATTAACAGATAGCAGTAAACTTTTGGTAAACAGTGTTTGCAATTTAAACAACATATCTTTATTGCAACTTAATAGTTTAGGCTCGCATCATACATATCATAAATATCCAAATTATTATTTGCCAGATCAAAATACACTTGATTACCTTTCAAAATCAGATATTGGAGGATTGACAGATAAAACTCATCCTAATGAACAAGGGCATAAAAAAATAGCAAACAGATTGATTAATTTTACAAAACAACGTAAAATATTTAAATGAACAGTATACAACAAGCAGTAAATGACAGTTTGCCCGGCAAACAAAAACGAACTACCAATGGGTGGATTTCGTTTAATGCTGTATGCTGTCATCACAATGGCGAAAGCATGGACAAGCGTAGCAGAGGCGGCATAATTATGAATGGCGATGCTGTGAGTTATCACTGCTTTAACTGTAACTTTAAAACAGGATGGCAACCAGGCAGACACATCAGTTTTAAAATGCGCAAACTGCTAACATGGTTAGGCGTTGATGAAAACACAAGACAGATGCTTAACATTGAAGCATTGCGTATTAAAGATACAGTTGTTGTTGAAGATGTAGAAGAAGAAAAGTTTGAAGTAGAATTTAAAAGTAGACCACTACCTGAAGGAGCAACGCACGAACTGCCTAATAATATTCGGACGTATGCATTACAACGTTGCTTGCCTGTAAATAAACTAATGTATAGTAACAGTAAACCCGCAGGTATGTGGAAGCGTGTTATAGTTCCTTTTAAATGGGGAAGGCGTACAATAGGATTTAGTGCAAGGAGTATAGACGATGCCGGAAGACCCAAATATTTTACTAGTCATGATAGTGGCTACGTTTATGGGATTGATTCTCAGTTGCCTGATGCTAGGTTTGTAGTAGTTACAGAAGGTCTGTTTGATGCAATGTGTATTGGTGGTGTAGGAATATTAAGCAACCAATGCAGTGAAACACAAGCACAGATTATTGACACACTAGGCAGAGAAATAATTCTAGTACCGGATAGAGATAAAGCGGGACAAAAACTAATAGATGATGCACTTGAATACGGATGGAGTGTAAGTTTTCCTGATTGGGAAACAGATGTTAAAGATATAAATGATGCAGTTGTGCGTTATGGTAAACTGTTTACACTTAAAAGTATACTAGATGCAAAAGAAACAATGAGTTTAAAAATTAATCTCAGGCGTAAAAAATATGTATAGCATTACGCTTGAGCCTACTAGTAGATGTACACTTGCTTGTCCGCGTTGTGCAAGAACAACCTTGCTTGATAAGTTTGGAACACAAGGATTGACTATTGCAGATTTAGATCCAAACATGATTAAAAACTTTTTTGATTTGCCCGTAGAATATTTTTATTTAGGCGGAACATACGGAGATCCAATTTTACATCCTAATTTAGATAAATTGGTTGTAAGTTGTAAAGCACATGCTCCGAGAGTAGTAATAAACACTAGCGGTAGCGGTAGAAATAAGGCGTGGTGGGAAAAGTTTTTATACTGTCTCGGGCCTGAGGATACAGTTGAGTTTGCAATCGATGGATTGCCTAAAAACTTTACAGAATATAGAATCAATGCAAAATGGGATCAAATTGAAACTGCTATAAAATTATGTGCAGGTCGTGTAAAAACAATATGGAAATATATTCCATTTAGTTTTAACGAGCATGATATTACCAGTGCAAAACAACTTAGTCAGGACTTGGGTATAGATCAATTCAATATAGAACCAAGTGATAGATGGTTAAACAACGATTGGTTAAAGCCTGTGCAGTTTACAGGACCAAAAGAAATAACAAAAGAAAATTATAAAAATGTAAAATCTATTTTGCCAAAGTGTGCAAATTATCGAAATCAATACATAAGCGCACAAGGACATTTTATGCCTTGTTGTTTAGTTCATGATTATAGATACTATTATCGCAGTGAATGGTGGAGAAACAAAGACAAGTACGATATAAGTAAAACTACTTTTTCAGAATGTATTAGACATTTTGATGAATTCTATAGTACAATAAATCAAGTTAAACCAGATTACTGTGTTTACAATTGTGGGAAGTGTTAATGGCAAAAGAATATACAGCAGACTTACAAAAACTATTTTTAGAAATGATGTTGCATGATGCACAGAACTTTGTGCGTGTGCAAAACATCTATAACGTAGATAATTTTGATAGAAGTTTGTATGATACTGCAGTGTTTGTAAAAGAACACAGCGACGAGCATGGAGCGTTGCCCACTGCACAACAAGTGAGTGCAGTAACAGGCGTAGAACTAAAGCCTGTGCCTGACATTAACGAAAGTCATAACGACTGGTTCCTTGTAGAGTTTGAAGGATTCACCAAGCGACAGGAACTAGAACGTGCTATTCTCAAGAGTGCAGACCTGCTTGAGAAAGGCGAATACGACCCAGTTGAAAAGATCATTAAAGATGCTGTACAAATTAGTCTTACAAAAGACATGGGTACAGATTACTTTGAAGATCCGAGAGCAAGACTTATGGCTCTCAAAGACAATAACGGACAGATTAGCACAGGCTGGCCCGCTATGGATCGTAAACTGTTTGGCGGCATGAACAAGGGAGAACTTAATATTTTTGCAGGTGGATCAGGATCAGGCAAGAGTTTGTTTATGCAGAACTTGGCAGTTAACTGGGTAACACAAGGACTGAATGGTGTGTATTTGACACTGGAACTTAGCGAAGGTCTAAGTGCTATGCGTATTGATAGCATGCTTACAAATGTAAGCACCAAAGAGGTATTCAAAGACTTGGATACTGTTGAGATGAAAGTTAAGATGACAGGCAAGAAAGCAGGTAACTTGCAAATCAAATACATGCCTGCCCAGAGTAACGTTAATGATATTCGTGCATACTTGAAAGAACTACAGATTAAAAACAACTGGAGTGTAGACTTCTTGCTTATTGACTATTTGGATTTGCTTATGCCAGTAAGTGCTAAAGTAAGCCCAAGTGATTTGTTTGTTAAAGACAAGTATGTTAGTGAGGAACTACGCAACTTGG